GAATCGAACCCGTCAGATTTGAGCACCCTAGGAAAGTGCCGCGGAACATGTTGGCCGCTGGCGCACCGGAAATATCGCCGAACAACCCGACCGGAATCGAACCCGTCAGATTTGAACACAACCGAAAAGTTTCGTTGAACATGTTGGCCGCTGGCGCACCGGAGATATTACCGAACAAATCAGCAGGAATCGAACCCGTCAGATTTGAACACCCGTAGAAAGTGGAGTTGAACATGTAGTCCGCTGGCGCACCGGAAATCGCACCGAACAGCCCGACCGGAATCGAACCCGTCAGATTTGAGCACCTGTTGAAAGTGCCAGAGAACATGTAGGGCACTGGCGCACCCTCAAAATCAAACCCGCCTGACATTGTGACATTATATCCGCCGGCGAAAGTGTTCCTAAACAAATCCCGGAAGTTCCCGCTCGAATTGCGCCAGTCCCCCCTGAATCTGATCCGCTTGCCCTTGACCGTTATCGTGTTGCTTGTCCACGGCACGAACACACCATCACCAGCATCGACCAGAGCCTTAGACGGGTCTGCCGGCTGTCCGTAATTACTGCCGCCAATCGTTATGGTTGCCGGATATGTGCTGACATACTCAAATGTCAGCGTGACAGGCTCGGCTTTCTTAGAGGTGATGTGATGTAGAAATCCCGATAGATAGACCTCGGTGATTTCGTGCGGAAAATTCGTGGTGGTCACAGAGCCCGTGAACGGCCGGTTGGTCTCGCCGCCGGAGATGATCTCAAGGCCGGCATCTGAAATATCCAGCGGCGTTTCAGGGGTGCCCCATTTCAAAAATTTGTTCGTGCGCAGGATGATGTTGCCGACCTGCTGCGGACGCTCTACCGTGATGTCATAGCAGGCGTACCCGAGTATGTTTGTCAGCGGCGCGTTGGTGTCGATGCTGCCGGGTGCCCAATACGTTACGCCTGCCGCAGGCTCAAAAGCCCACATGGTTTTAGGCGCGGTCTCAAGCATCCGCGTGTAGTGCGTGTAGTAGTGGATCAGCCCGTCCGCATCGACTGACTCGGCGACCACGTAGGCCTCGATGTTCTCGTAGTCCGGGTCGTCATCCATGTCGGCTGCCAAGTACAGCCTGCCTGTGAAATCGTTGGTGTGGTCTGCCGCGTCCCACAGCCGTTGCAGCGCGTTTGTCAGGCCCTGCCCGGCCGCCGCAACGATGTTGGAGGACTCTGCGATCATGGCGGCGGCTACGGCTGAACGCTGGCCGTCGGCGATGGTGCCGGTCGGGTCGAGCAACCCGCCGCCGGGGATGCCGATCACATGGGTGCGCTTCCACGCCTTGACCGTCTGGACGTTGCTGGTCTGCGCCGATGCGGTCAGCGCGAACAAACACAAAGCTATGAGTGTGTTTCTCATTCCGCGATAATCCTGTACTGGTAATCCCGATCCAAGGTGAAACCGTTGAAAAACCACGTCCCGCTTGCGCCGGAAAGCCCCGTCACCAGCGGCGTCCAGGTCTCGCCGCCGTCCGCGCTGCGGAAGATCGTGTATGTCGCCTCGGCTGTCCCGCCCGTCCACGATAGCTGCACGAAGTCCGGCGTCTCGACAGGGCGCGACAGGCGCAGCCCGCCCGCCGCTTTGTTTGCGTTGGTAGGGACGGCGCGAAACATCAGCAATGCCGTCAGAGCCGCGAAAAGTATCTTGTCAGCCGTCAGTTTCATTGTGGCACCTCGTTTGTTACGCTCATCAACGCCCCGCACTGGTACGTCCAATAAAGCCCCTCGCGCTCGACCGTGCCAGTGAATCCGGTCTTGCCGCCGATCGAGAACCCGTTCTCCACGCGGAACATTCCGCCAGCCTGTCCTCCCCCCGCTATCTCGCAGAACGCCAGAAAAAACGCGCTGTCCAGCGAGCTCGGTAGATACACGGTCGAGCGGTAGACGGTCTCGTAGAGGACGCCGTTGACAGCGTGCGACGTGTATTCCGCGGTGCTCTGGTACTCGGCGAACTCCCAGGCGTTGGTGGACTCCAAGTTGGTCTTGTACTTGATCGCCGGCATGGCGTTCATCTGCTCGGTGTAGACGTGCCAGATGTAGTGTCCGGTGTGCGCAACGCCGGCGATGTTCGTTGCGCCTGCCGCGCCGAGTTCGCAGGCGACGATGGACGCCGATGCGTTCGTCGAGACCTGCACGACGCCGCCGATCGATACGGTGTGACCGGTCACGTACCCGAACCCGATTGAGCCAGTAAGCACGCCCACGATCTCGTCCACGGTGTTGGAAGCCGATGCCGTAGCGTCCTGCACGGCCTGGGCCGCCGCCGCCACTGCCGCCGCCTGCGCCTCGTTCTGCGCGATCTCCGTCAAGCCCGCCGCGTAGCCTTTCGGCACAATGTTGCCGTGCTGGTCAACCATGAGGTATTGCGCGGACGGCCAGTTTGTGACGGATGCCCTCGCGGCCTGGGCGCACATGACGCCGATCACGAGGCCGGCGAACAGCAGCCACCAGGCGAAGAGCATCCAGGCGTAGAGCGTGTCGCGGTGCCGCGCGTCTCGTTTGCCGTTCATTGCGCACCTCCCGGCGCATTGGTGTACGCCACCAGCCAATGCCAGCCGTTGCTGTACACGTTGCGCCACCAAAGATTGGTGTACGAATCGGAAACGATAGTCTCGCCCTGGAGCCAGAGGTTCGTCGCCATGCCGCTGTCCTGATCGACCTTGCCCGCAATCGCCTGCGCCACATGCGCCTCTGTGGCCACGGGCTGGCCTGCCCGATAGATTTCATCTCCGTACAGCGGCGGGCGCACGACCGGGACAAAATCGTTGGGGGCCGGGAGCGCCGCGCCCCAGCCGGCCGCCTGCGGATCGGGGACGGTCGCAACGAGAGTGCCGGGCGTAGCGCCGAACGCCGCGTCCATCTGCGGCGGGCGCCCGCGAAAGATGACATTGGTGAGCGCGAAGCAGTCATAGAATGCCTCGAAGCCGATCTGCGCGACACTGTCCGGGACGGTGATCTCGGTGAGGCCGGTGGACATGAACGAACGGACGCCCAGCGTCACGATGCTTCTGGGCAGCGTGACGGACGACAGCAGCGATGAACCTCTGAATGCGTCGGCGCCGATCGCGCGCACCGCGACGCCGTTGATCGCCCACGGAATCACCACATTCTCACGGCCCGGCTCATAATAAAACCCTGTGATTGCGCCCATACTAACATCAAACTCAAACCACTCCGCCGGTGACTCTACAATATCCGGGCTGCCGTAGTGGTAGGTGCGCAGCGCAGCCAAATCCTGCTCGTTGGTGATCGCGCCGACATCCGCCGCCGTGGTCCTGTGCGGATTGCGCTGCGCGGCGTGCGCGTCGGCGGCCTGCGCGAGCGCGTTGGACGCCGCCGCCACCTGCTGCGTGGTGGCCATGCCCGCGACCGCCGCCGCCACCTGCTGCGTGGTGGCCATGCCCGCGACCGCCGCCGCCACCTGCTGCGTGGTGGCGTAGGGCGCCAGGTCGGCTGGCAGCAGGTAGCCGGCCGCGAAGTGCGGCCCCCAGGCGAATGCGGCGCGCCAGTCGGCCGCCTCGGTCTCGATCGAGTCGAGGCGCGGGCCTAGTGCCTGCACGGCGCCGATCTCCGCGCGGATATCGTCCAGCCAGACCACCGGTACGGGGTCATTGGTAGATGCCGCCGCGCTACGCGTAGCCGTCACCGTGCCCTTTGCCCGCAGGATCCGCGCGGCATCCGGTTGCACCACCTCCAGCGTCCATTCCGCCTCGCTGACCGACGCGGGCAGCCACTCCGAAACGGCCAGCCGCACGGTCGCCACGCCGCCCGGACCGGCTGCGCCGGGCACCTGAAAGCTCACGCCCTCAGCCATGCCGTTTGTTCGCGCGTGCAGCGTCACCGCCGCGCTCTCAATGTCCAGCGGGTTTGCATAAGAGAGGAACGTCCATTGCAGGTTGATCGTCTCGCCATGCACCACCTCCATACGGATATCCTTCGGGTCGGAAGTCTCCACCCGGTAAATCTTTTTGGGCACCTGCTGCGCCACCGCGCACGCCGCCGCCGCCAAACAAAAAACCGCCGCCCTGATTTTCATACACACCTCCTTTACTTGTTCCGCCGCACCGACAGCACACCCTGCGCGGCGTAGGCGGACAGTACCTGCTCCATGATCTCCGTTGCGCGCGGCGGCTTGTTCGTGTTCAGCCACGCGCGCACCTTCTGGATGCAATCTTCCGCGCTCTCCGCGTTCAGGATGATCTCGCGCAGCGGCGCGTAACGCCCCGTGAACGCCTCGGCCAGCTCGGCGTCGCCGCCGTCAGGCGGTTGCGCGGACACCGCGCCGGATGCGGCCAGCGGCACCGCCGAAAACGGCATGCTGACCGGCTGCGGCGACGCGCGGCGCTGCAGCTCAATGCCTGTCTCTTCGCTCAACTGCGCCAGCCCGTTGTCGGTCGGTTCAAAGCCCACCGTCGCAAGTTGCCCGACCATGCTGACCTTTGCCTTGATCGCGCTATCAGTTTCCGATCCGAACGACAGCACGGGCGGCATGCCCCCGCGCCCGTTGATCCGCAGGTATTGCTCCAGCAACTGCCGCCGGAGCGTGACCGCCAGACGCCGCGCATCCATGCGCCGCAGATCCTCGCGCACCTCACCCTGTAGCCCCGCCGTGCCGCCGCCCAGCTCGCCGGTGGGGGACGCGGTGCTGCTCAAAGTCTGGCCCACGATCGCGCGGGAGATTTCATCATTGCACAACTGTATGAACCTATCGTGCGCGTCGCTGCTGTCCGACATCGCCGTCTGGATGATCTCCACCTCAGTGTTTTTGCTCAGCGCGATGCCGCCCAATTTGCGCGACATGGCAAACGCCTGGTGCAGTACGTTGCGCCCCGCGTCATCCTGATATTTTCCCTTGAAAAATGGCTGCCCGAAACGCTCAATGAACGTCGCCCACCACTGCCTGCCCATCGTGCGCAGCAGCCACCAGAACAGGATGCTCCTGAAACGCCCGCCCCACCAATCGGGCACCGGCAGCGTGTGGCCGCGATGGATGATGTAGCGCTCAGGATCGGGGTCGCGCCCGGATCCCCGCAACGGCAGATGCGACGCCGGATCGACATCCAAAATCCGCAGCCGCCCCGCCTGATAATCCAGCAGTTGATAGGGGACGGCCACGATGCCGGTCAGCGCGAACCCGCCCGCCACGGGGCGGTAAACCTTCTCCGCCACGGCCACCGGCCAGAGCGTCGCGTTGAGCAACCAGCTTTGCAGATCGGAAAACGCCTGCGACTCCGCCAGCCGCTCGCAGAAACGCGCAGCCTCCACATCGTCCGCGTTTTTCGCGTCCCACGGGCGGAGGTTGACCGGGTCGCCAAGCACGGCGCTCTTCCGCTTCTCAAACTCGTTGCCGATGTGCGAGTCCGTTCCCGCGACATCCCTGTAAAGCGAAAACAGATCCGCCACGTCACCGCCTTCGGCGGCCTGCAAAATCGACATCATGCGCGTGGCCGTCAGGCCCGGCAGCACCGATTCCGGCTCGCGGATTTCAATCATATCCATCATGCGAATAACTCTCCTCTCTCTTGCCTGTCCGGTTCGTCCGGGCGCATCGGCATGCGGTCGCCGCGATAGCCCGGAAGCAATGAAATGCCGGGCGCGCCAACCTGCACCGCCTCCGCAGCCGTCTCCAGACAGTCAGTCGTGTGGCCGCGATAGGCCAGCTTGAACGCGTCGAACAAATCGCCGTGGTTTCCGGCGGTGTCGGTCTCGTTGTTGAACCCGCCCTTCTGTCTGCGCACCAGCCTGAAATCATCCTTCACGCACTTGTCCGGCGGGAGCGCCGCCTTGTGGTCCTCAAGGCTCGCCACCGCCTCGTTGCCGAGGATGGTTTTCAGCAGCACGTTCTCACCCTCGTATTCCTCGCGCTCGCTGCTCACGATCAGCAGCACCGGGACGCGCGGCTCTAGCTCCTGCCGCGTCTCCGCGCACCAGTACCGCTCGCTCGTCGCGTCCAGCACCGCGCACTTGACGGGGATCCCCGCAGCGAGCAGATCATCCACGGCGGACACGATCACCGCCCGCGCCTCCTTCGGCGACTGGATCTTATAGCGCATCAGCGCGCGCGCCTCATGCAACGCGCCGTCCATCTGCGACGCACAGAACCCGGTCGGGTTGCTCTTCTGCCCTTCGGTAGTCGCCGGATCAACGCCGATCACCGCCGGAACGCCCGGACGGAAACCGCACGCCTGAACCCATCCCGGCGGCAGCATATCTTGATAGTATTTACACCCGCGCTTCGCGCCCTCATTCTGCGCGGCCAGCAACGGCACCAGCGCCACCGCCGCCGAGCCGCCCGTGATGAACGCGCACCCGTAGTTCCGATCCCACGCGTCCTTGTCCCTGTACCGTGCGCGGTGCGAGTCTGGATCCAAAGGCTCGCCGTCCTTGAGCGAGTAGACCGGCACGCCGTCAGCGTAGGCGTCCCACGCGTCCACCCGCAGCACGGTCATCTCGTCCACCTCGTACACGTTGCCCTCGGGGTTCGGAGCAAACACCGTCCCCGGCGGGGGTGCGAGCTGCTCAAACGAATAATGTGCGTCATCCGGCGGCGGGGTGGTGGAGAGCAGCAGGCGGAACTCTGGATCGCTGGAAACAATCGGCTCTATCGCCTCCCAGCACTCGCGCCAGTTGTTGATGCGCCCGATCTCGTCCGCCATCACGTCGCCGGTCTCGCCCACGGTGTCCGGACGCAGCGCGACGACCTTCGTGCGAGAGTACACGGTGCGGTCGTGGAACAGCCGGAACTCCAGCCGCTGCGCCTCAAACAGCCCGGCGAAATCGTCCGCCGTCAACCGGTCCGGCACCGTGCCGGTATCGGAGTCGGCGACCTGAAACTGCCCCGCCGCCAGGCTCCGCATCGCCGCCGTGACCGCCGCCTGAAAAACCGCCGCCTCCTTGCGCACGATCTCGCGGGAAAGGTTCAGTTTCGCGCTTCCGAAAATCACCGTGTGCCCGGCGCGCTTCATCATCTTCTTCAGCGCGATGTTTGCGAACGTGGTTGTTTTCCCGTACTGGCGGCGCGCGACGAACGCGAGCAGCCGGTGGTCGTCCACCAGCTTGAAACAGCGCCGCTGCCCCGCGCGCATCTGGATCGCGCCGCCGCTCACTCGCCATCCTCCCAAAGATCGGCAAACATGAGACGCCCGAGCGCGTCGATCTTCGCCGCGTTGTCGGCGCTCTTATCGTCCATGATCGCGCCCACGCGCCGGTCGGCGTGCCACTTCACAAACAGCTCGCACGTTTGAACAGCGAACCGTTTTTGATCCAGATCCAGCCGCTGCTGATCCTGTTCCAGCTTGGACGCCGCCAGATCCGCGCGCTTGGCGGCAATGTCCTGGCGGCGCAGCGACGCAATCGCCCGCGCCAGCCCCTCCGCGTCGTTGCCGTCCGCCGTCCGGATCGCCTCTAGGATTTTCGCGGTCAGCATACGCGACCCGACCGCGCTGGGATCCCCGCCGGTCGCCTCGACAATCGCGCCGGACAGGTCCGCGTATCGCCTCAGCCGCTCGGTTTCCTTCTGGTCGTTCAGCCAGTCCTGATACCCGCCCGCGCGCCAGTCGCTCAGGTTCTGCGCGTTGACCGGTGCGCAGCCGGTCTGCCTCATCACCTTAGCCATCTCCGGATGCGCGTTCAGCCACGTCAGGCACGCCGCGCCCGTCGCGCCGTCGCGCATGCGCTCGCACAGCTCATTGCGCACCGCGTAGGGCAGCCGACCGATCTTGCTCCTGTGATACCGCGCCGTCACCGCCTCACCTCCTCACGGAATGTAGGGGCGCCCGTCCTGCGCCCATCGCGCGCATCCCGCCGGCGTAGCCCACCAGGCCAGATCGCCCTGCGTGCCGTCATAGCGCGACTCCACCAGCCGCCCGCCGCTGTCGCTCGCCATCCATTCCAGATTGCCGTGTACGCTCGCGGGCGGGCTTGAAAGCCGCCCGCTGTTGATCACATGCCGCGCGATCACCGCCTCCGTGTACGCCGCCGGGGAACGCCCCGCCAAAAATGCCAATATCGCCGTCTTAGGATCCATAGCCAGCCCCTCCTCTGCTCGCGTTGCATTGCAGCATGTCCACCTTGCCCTCCAGCCGCCCCAGTGTTGTACCGATACCCTCCAGTTTTGTGGAGATGTTGCGCTGATCCGCCTCAATCTTGTCATGCAACCGCCGGATGTCGGCGGCATACTCGTCTCGCGGCACAAAATCGCGCCGCAGCGCAACCTCCACCGGATGCTCCAGCCGCATCCGGGTCGGCAACAGCACCGCCGCCAACACGCCCAGCACCGCGCCGCCCAGCCCCGACATCAGCGCGACTAAAATATCAGCCCACATAGCGCCCCCCGAAAAAGAGACACGCGACGGCGGAGCATGAGCGGTACCCCGCGAGAGAGGCGCGGGAGGATCCGCCGCCGCGCGATTGTTGTTGAAATTGTTTATGGCCCTGCTTCATGCCCGCCATCTTAACCGCGCGTTGGCGGCACCAACACCGTTCCTGCGCAGTGTGCGGAGCGGAGCTAAAACGCCCAGTCCGCCACCACGAACCAGCCGAGCAGCAGCACGCCGCCGGTCCACTGCAGCCGCCGCCCCGTGTAGCTGATGCCCAAATCCGTATAGGAAAACGCCAGCGTTTCCGCGCCGCTCGCGGTCGCGCTTCCGGCGGGCGGGAACGACACGTCGAAAACCGGCGGCGCGTCCGGGTGCTCCGCCGCCGCCACCCGCGTCAGCCGCAGCGGCAGGGCGTGCGGCTGGCCCGCGAAACCGCCGCTCATGTGCGTGGTTTTCGCTGCGCCGGATTCCGCCGCCCTGTCCTCCAGCGCGGGCAGCCGCGCCCACGGCGCGAGCGCCACCGCCGCCGCCGCGCGCGACCCGCCGGAATACGTGAACGATACATCCGACGCGCCCGCCGGGATATAGTCGCCGCGATACGGCGTCGCCACGCTGTCGTAGAGGTCCTGCGCCAGCACCGCGAAAATCTCCACGCGCGCCACCAGACCGCTGGCGAACGCCGCCGCGCACGGCCACGGAAGCGACGCGCCGCGAGCCTCATACCACTCGGCGTCGCCGTCCGCGCTCCAGTCATGCCGACCGAAACCGTCCCCTTCGTACCAACCCGATGCCGCCCCCCGGCACACCCACTGCGCCAGCCCCGTCTCGTTGCTCGCCGCCGCCGCCACCGCCGCCGCGAACATGCCGCCCGCCTCGCCCGCCAGGTCCGGCGCGCCCGCCGCGTACACGGCACCCGTGTGCGCGGAACCGGACCATCTCACGATGTTGCTCGCCGCCGCGCTGTCCCATGCCAGGAATGCCGCCGCGCGCGTCAGATTCGTCACCACATTGTATGCCTGACTGAGGTTCTTTTTTGCCGTCGCCCTCCCCGTCTGGGGAGGCCAAACCGCAGTGTCTTTGTCCAGCGTCAATGTTGTCGTTTCCGCCGGGTTGGGCGTCCCCGTCCAACTTTGAATTGCCGCACGGCTAAACCTTAGATCGTGGGTTGTTGCGGGCTTCGTATCGGGACAATATATAATGTGTTCGTACGTCTGCCCGAGGTACCCCACGCGCCAAACGATCACGCTGTCCGCCGTGTCGTTGTCGTTCGTCGCCGTGACATAAATCATGCGCGTGTCGCCGCGCGGGTGCCCCTTGTACTGCTTGAACCAGATCGGATGGTCCGGATAGGGCGTCGCCCTTAAATTGCCTGAACTGTAAACAATGTCAAAGTCAATCGTGTTTGTCACCCCTTCCGGCATGTCGTTGGGGTGCGTCCGCGTGTAAAACTCCAGGCGCGTCCAGCTTCCCTCCGCCAGCGTGTACAGCGGGATCGTCGTGTAAATCTCTTTCAAGGGATTCCACGCTCCCGTTTCCACGACAAGATGCTGCTCCTCACCGTCCCCGTCTTCGCCCTTACGGTGTCTCGTCTTCCACACCGTCGCGCGCGGGTAGTTGTTGGACTCGGGCATCTGGATGTGAACGGTTGCGGAATCACCTGCAGACGCGATATCTATTTCATTTGTCACAATCTCACACGGGCCGCCGTAGACCTTGTCTAGAACAACACACGGCTTCTTTTCGCAGGCAAAAATATAATTGGTCGTTCCGTTCCCGATTGTCTCCCACCAGTCGTGTTCACTCAGAGCATTCGTAACACCGTGCCATCGTCTTGAAAGAGGCGCGTTAGACGAAGCGACACGAGGCCACGTCTTATTGTTTCCACTTCTGCCTGCCGCAGTCGCCAATTTGTCGACGTGGTTCGTCGCCGTGAGCCGCCACATCTCTTTTTCGTACGTGCCGCCGTAATAGCCGCTTCCGGTCGACGTGCCCGCAAGCTCATAATACGCATTGCAGTCCGCGATCACGTCGCCGTCTGCCGGGCGCGGCGCGGCAGCGTCCAGCCACAGCGGCCCGCTCTCACAGAGCGCCATCTTCCGTGCGCCGTCCATTCCGTGCCACGCGCCGTCGCCGTACGGCACGGCTCCCTGCGGCTCGCCGTAGAGCGCCCGCCACGCCAGCGCCGCGCCGATTTTCACATCCGCATCGTCCCATGTGTTCGAGGGATGCTGATCCCCCGTCAGCCGGTACCACATCGCGCGCCGGGCGATCTCCGCGTTGAGCGCCGCCACGTCCTCGCCGCGCAGCGCCGCGTCGCGCTCCCAGAACATCGTGCCCGTGATCGCGATCCCCGCCGCCACCAGCACGCCCGCCGCGTATCTGTTCCAGGTCGCCGCCATCAGAGGTACGCCCCGAGCCTCGGCATGTTTCTCGCGTCGAGCGCCACGCCCCACTTCACGCCCGCCTTCTTCATCTTGTAGAGCGGAAAATAGATCACCTCGCTGTCCTCCTGTAGCGCAGTCGGCGGATCGGTGAACGCCAGCCCCACCACCTTGGTCTCCGTGTTGAGCGTGCCGCAGAGCCAGCCCACCGTCCCGCTCATGGACGCGGTCAGTTCCATCTCATCACCCTCGGCGAAAAATGTCACGGTCGTGGTCATCACCATGCAGTTCACGCACGTCGCCTGGTCGCCGGTCACAGTGAGTTCCCACGTCCCCGCCGCGCCCGCCGCGCCCGCCGCGCTGTCCGACAGCGCCAGCACCGTCCCCGCCGGCCCGCGCGAGCGGACCACCAGCGGCCACGCCACGGAGAGGCGGCACCGGCGCAACTCATCCACCAGCTCGCGCGCCCACGCCGCGCTTAATGCGTCACCTGCAACCGGAGCCGTGAGGTTCCTGTGCATCAATCCCCCTCCGCGCTCTCATACAGCAGCTCCTCCCATTTGAGTGCCCCTGTCCATTGCTCCGTGCGCGTCCATGTCCGGTCCTCATTCTGCGTGAGCCGGTCCGCCGTCTTCAGATACTCGTAACCGCTCACGCCGCCTTCCGGCGGATTCTCGCGCTTGCCCGGCGCCTCAACGTCCGGTCTGCCCTTGTAGGTCCGAATCCGCGACACGACCGGCGCAAACTCCAGGTACCCCTCAACGCCCTTGAGGATCAGTTGCGCCCATTCCTGCTCCTCTTCTGTCAATGTTTGCTCGCCCTGTGCGTCTGAGTATTTAAAAAACGTATTGCATCCGTCGTCGATCCACCGTTTGAGATGGACCGCCATGACGCTCCCGGCCTCGTTGAGTGTCGGGTGCATCAGAATCGGTCGCTCGTATTGAACAAAATCAATCTCTATACGCGACCGCAATTCCTGCTCGGCAAGCGAGCCGTAAAACGACTCATACGGAACCAGCGTAATCACGAGCTTGCCCAGCCCGCCGCGCTTGCGTGTCAAGTGTGAGGTGTCCACCGTCCAGTTGGGCATATCTGCCCAGTTATCGCCGCGTGCGGGTTGCGCCGCAGCCAGAAGCGCGTAGTCGCCCTCCTGTACAATCGTACGCCGGACACCCTCCGCCTGCTCCACGCTGCCGCTCTCGGGCACCTCCCTGACAGCGATTGAGCCCTTAACGATCACGTCGCCCATACCGCCGCCCTCTTGCTCCCTTGGTTGCTCTGCGCCAGCCTAAGCAGCCCCTCGGTCGCCTTCGCCGTGCGCATGGCCAGCCCCTCCATCGTCCGCCCGCTACCGCCCAGATAGCCGCCGATCCGCGCCAGCGCGTCTGTGTCGATGCGCGGCAGTTCGCGCCCCTGCTTCTCCTTCTCCTTGCCCGCCGCCTCCAGTGAAGCCGTGCCGTACGTTTTCCCCGGCCTCGCCTCCGCCTCAATCTTTTCCATCTTCGCCCGCCAATTAAACACCGCCGTCTCCACCGTCTGGCCCACCGCGTCCCTCACGCCCTGCGCGACGTACACCACCGCATCCGCTACCTTCGTGAACACACCGTCAATGTCGTCATCCGCCTGCTCCACCAGCTCCGGCCAGCTCTGCGCCTCGAACCCCTGCAGCCCCAGCTTCTCCCCCAGCTTCGGGATTTTCCCTATCAACTCCATCGCATATTGGATCACCCATCCGAACGCCGCAGAAAGCCGCGCAACCGGCCACTTCAAAACATCCCAGAGAAAGCTCCCGATTGCCGGCATCTGATCCTTCCACCAGCTCATCGCGTACGCGATCTTTTCCCCCCACCAGTCGATTGCCGTGCCGAACACACCGCGCCACCAATCCGCCGCGACGGATATCCCCTCCGCCAGCGTGCCGATCACCGCGCCGATCTTCATCCCCACGCCGGTCATGTCGATCCCGTCAAGCGCCTCGGTGATCCCGTCCACCACCGGCAGCAGCCCCTCCGCCATGCCCGCCCACAGCCCGGTCGACTTTTCCCTGATCCGCCCCATGCGGTCGCTGATCGAATCGAACGCCCACGCACTGCGATCCATCAATGCGGGCAATTCGCCTAAACTTTTCGCCGCCACGTCGAACGCCGCCGGATCTTTCATCAAGGATAACATCTTTGCGCCGCTCCGCCCGAAGATCGTCATCGCCGCCGCGCTCTGCTGCGCGGGCGTCTCCAGATTATTGATCGCCGCCGCGATGGTCTCTATCTGCTCACGCGCGCCCATCCCTTTCAGCGCGTCCACGCTCAGCCCCAACTGGTCAAACATCTTCACGGTCGGCTCGCCGCTCTCGGAAATGCCGCCGATTGAACGCCGCATGATGGAAAGCGTCCGGTCCAGATTCTCCGCGCCCACGCCCGTGTCCTGAAACGCTTGCCTGAGCACCATGATCTCGCCGACGCCCTCGCCCGTCGCGGACGCGATGTCGGTCAGCATCCCCCCGAGGTCAAACGCCGCCTGAAACTCTTGGCCCACATCCTGAACCATGCGGATCAGCGTCTGCACACCCTGCACCGAAATGCCGAGCGGCGTATTGAACCCCGCCGCATCCAGCCTCAAAACCGCATCCAGTACCATCGCCACTCCTTATCGTACGCCGGTACCTCCGTGTACCGGCTCTCCGTGTGCGGGGTCAGCCAAAAAACCCGCTCATGTCGCCGCCCGGCTCCACGCCGTGCTCAGCCATCCAGTCCAGCAGATCCATCTCGTCCATGCTCCAGCCGTCCATCGGCGGACGCCAGGGCCCCGGCTGCCTCACCAGCAGCAGGATCACCGCGAGCGGCGCGCCGTCGTGGATCTCCGGCCACGACCACCCGAACCGCTCCGCGCAGACTGCGGCGAGGGCGGCGATCCAGCCGTCCCCGCCGCACTGCCGTTTCCCTCCGGCCCGTCCTCGTCCGGCAGCCCCTGCGGGCTCACACGCGCCACGCGCGACACCGCCGCCGCGCACGCCACCACCAGCCTCATGCCGGTCTCCGTGCTCAGATCGTCCGCCCAGCGCACCGCCGCCTCCACCAGCGCCTCGGCACCGCCGGAGGTCAGGAGCGCGTCGCTCTCCGCCGCCGGATGCGTCATCGCAAACATCGTCGGCAGCATGTCGCGCAGCGTCAGCGCCTCGCCCTTCGCGCGCGCCGTCATCAGCGGACTGCCGATCCGCTCCAGCACCGCCGCCAGCCCCAGCGTCAGCTCGCGCACCGTGATGCCGTCCACCTCAACTCCGCCCGCCGTCAGCGCCTCAAGCGCCCGTTTCGGATTCCCGCTCATGCCGCCCCTCCTTACGTCAGACTCAGGTTTGTCCAGTGATGCGCGGTCACCTCATACTTCGTGAGCTGCTTGTTTGCCGCGCGCGTCGCCGCCTTCAGCACCACGCCGGAGACACCGCCCGCCGTCAGCGTGCTGCCGATGGCCGGAGCGCTTGAACCGCTCTTCGCGATGATCGTCAGCTTCACCTGCGTCTCGGTATCATAGATCACGATGCCCGTCACCGCGCCCACATCGTTCTCGACCACCTCATACTTCGCATCGTGATCCACATCGTGCGCAATCACCGTGCCCAGTTCCGAAGTGGGCGACGTGCCCCAGATCACCTGCGAGCCGCCCTTGATCGTATACGTCTCGCCCGCCCGCGCCTGCGGCGCCTCTACATTTCTCACCGCCGTTTTTTCCATAGCCCCGTTCCTTTCCTGTTAGCCTGCCAGATCCGCGTACAACACGGAAAACTTCAAACTGTACCCCTCCAGCAGCCGCCCCTCCATCGTCTGGATCGGCTGCATGCCCATGTAAGCCGGACCGCCCAGCGCGCCGGGTATGTCCGCGCCGCGCACCGCCCGCCGCAGCGCCTCCGCCAGCGCCAGCGCCTCATAATCCCGCCCGCCAGCACCCATTCCCTGCCGCCGCCACACCACCGCGCGCAGCGTGGCCTGCACACGCGGATCCCAATGATCCTCGCCCGCCGCCGTGTCGCCCTCGTAAAACACCACCACCGCCAGCCCGCCCATCTGCCCGGCGGTCAACAGCTCCACCGCGCGTCCGGGATCCGGCGCGACCACCGCCCGCACACCGTGCGGCACGGCGAACGCCTCATCCACCAGCGCCGCGAACGCCCGCAGAATATCCGTCGCCTGCGTATTCATGCGATCACCTCAATCGTGCAAAAATCCCGCGCCCGCGCCACGCTCTCCGGCGTATGCCTGCGCCACACCGACCAGCCGCCGCAGCGCACCGCGTAATACACCGCGTTGCGCTTCATGCGGTTGATCCCCGCGCGCCGCATCAGCTCCCGGAAAATCCGGTCGCACTCGCCGCGGCTGAAAAGCTCCGCCGAGTACATCGCGTCATGCGCCGTCGCCGCTACGAGGAGCGGCATCTGGAACGGGTGCCCGGCCACCCGCCAAAACAGGCGAGGGATGGAAGCGCCGTCAAACGAAAACCCGCGCCGCACCGTCAGCACCGCATCATTGATTAGCGTGCACTGCCAATCGCGGCAGACCCGCGCGCGGCTGCCGTTGATAATCTGAATGATCGGCCCTTCCATCCCCGCCACTCGCATTATTTGAAAGCCTCCTTGTGCTGGAAGTCCCTGCCCGTCCACTCGCACACCGGCGTCTGGCCGCGACCCATGCGCGACCGCGCCGCCGCGAACCACGCCGCGTAACTCTGCCCCGGCGCATAGCTGTCCACCAGCGCCGTCGTGAAACTCCCGCCCTGTGATGTCCCGTATGAACTCTCGCCGTCCGCGCATCCGCCCCAGTGCAGCATGTCCGGCTCACTGCGCCAGAACGGCGTACGCTCATCCACTCCGCGCGCGTACTCATACGGCGCCCGGTAGTTCGTGCCCGAGTTGCAGGTGTCCGTCACAAACCATACACGGATGCCCCGCGCCCGCGCGTGTTGCAAAAGCTCCCACACCTTGTCGTCCACCAGCGGCCCGTCATACAGGCAGATCGTCTCAGACATCCCGTCCGCCTCGCTCTCATCCGCGCCCGCCGCCACCTGCCCGCCGTGCCCCGCCACGAACACCGTCAACAGGCCGCCCGGCGCGAGCAGATCCGCCTGCATCTCCACCGCCGCCAGCACATTCTCCCACGTCGCCGTCTCATCCAGCAGCGTCACAGTCGGCAACCCGTGATCCCGGCATGCGTCCGCGAACACCCCCGCGTCAACATCACAGCCGGGGCACACCCCGCGCCAGCCCCCGTACCGCGCCGGATCAACGCGCGTCAAGCCCACGCACACCGCCGCCCCGTATCGTGGCCCCGTATCTCCGCCATATCGTGGCCCCGTACCTCCGCGTACGGGGCTCACGCATTCCGGGCAGATCTCGCGCACCTTCGCCGCGAACGCCGCCGCCGTCATGTTCCGCGCCACAAACTCGCCGCGTAGCTTCCCGCCCGCGTCATACACCCGCGCCAGCGGATAGCTGAACCCGCCGGTCGGTCGATAGGTCTTGTACCATCCCGCCGCCGTGTTCTTGTCCGCATCCACCACATCCACGCCCGGTAGCAGCGCCTCCACGCTCTGCTCAAAGCCCGGCACCCACAGCCGCGTACAGTACCCGCACGCCGGACGGTCGCCTAGCACCACCACCAGCGCGCGACCGTCCGGAGAGGGACCGTGAATCACAACCTGCGTGTCCTGCGCCGCCGCGCCCGCCTCGCCGCAGGGTGTCCCGGCCACCTCCGTCTCCATCGACTCCTCCGCCTGTTTCGCCGCGTGTTTGATCGCCTGGATCTGGTAGTACGTCGCCACGCCCTGCTCCGCCGCGTGCAGGATCGTTTGCACCGCGCCGTCAACCTCCGCCTGCGTCGGCAGGCGCACCGTCCCGCAACCCGCCGCCGCAACCAAACCCGCCAAACCCAAAAACCGTAAAAACCTCATTTTCACACCTCCGCCGGAAACCGCTCTAAAATCGCGCACAATGCGTTTCATGATTTACACGCCCCTTTTATCGCGCCAGCCCCGCCGACGCAAATTAGACCCCATGCACCACCGGTGCACGGCCTTCCCGCCGCCTCACGCCAGAAAACCGTGGCTCGGAGTGCCGGAAAGCGGCTGATCCGCCACAAAACCCGTCGCCGATCCCGCGTCCACGCTTTCCTCGCCGCCCGCCAGCGCGCGCAGCCTCCGCTCCGCGTCCGACGCCTTCTGCGAGTAGGGGTTCTCCTTGCCGTAGAACCCACGTCGCACATACAGCGCCTCCAGCATGAACACCTTCTGGGCATAGCCGCAGGTCTGGTTGAACTTGGCGGGGGGCGGACCGCCGAAGCAGTCCCGCAACCTTTCCGCTGCGCCCGCCTGAACCCGTTCCCAAGCCGCCTCGTCGACCTCGCCGTCGCGATTGTCGTCAAGCGCCTGAACAATCTGCTCAAGCGGCATCTCCCCCGCCAAGTCCCTCCAGTCCATAGTCACATCCTTATCGTACGCCGGTACCTCCGTGTACCGGCCCGTGTGCGGGTGCGATCACTTCACCAGCGCCTTGTCCCACTTCGGCACCTCGGCAAACCCGCCCGCGTAGGCCAGGAACGGCAGCGTGCAAAACGCCGCGCCGCGCGCGTCAACGCCGTAGAGGAACTGGTCGCTCATGAACACGTTCTGATCCGTGTCGCGGTCCATGCGCGTCAGCTTCGGCGCCTTGCGCTTCTGCACGGCGGTGCAGGCGATGCCCGCTTTCCGCGCCGTCACATACCAGCGCCCCTCCGGGATGCGCACGTCTACGCGGACCTTGAGCATCCGCGCCGTGGAGACATTGGAGACCGCGAGCGTGCCCGCCGCGTTCGCCTCGATGTCCGCCTCCACGATGCTCTTCGCGGTGCCCTCCAGATCCGGCCCCACCAGCAGCAGGTCAGGCGTCACGTCCGCAGGCTCGTTGCCCGCGAGCTTCCACCCGCGAATGTCTTTAACCGCAGTCTCGACCGCCGCCTTGGAAAACGCCGTCTTGACCGCGTTCGTGATCGTGCCGCCCGAGCCCATCTTGCGCCCGGAGCAGAAGAACGGGTTGCCGTCCGCCCACGCCCCGTTGCCGACGAGCGCCGCCACGGCCAGCCGCAGCCACAACTGCTCGGCATCCGCGCCAAGCGCGGCGATCAGCGGCGTGAAAACGCCGTACTGGTCATCCTCGATGCTCGTCCTCGGAACGCCCACGGTGTTCTCGAACGAGTCATTGACGACCGTCATCGTCCCCGTCTCCAGATTATTGATCACGCGGTCGCCCACCCATTTCCGCATGCCGCGGATTTGGCTCAGCCACGCATGCTGCACCGCCGCGCCGCCCGCCGTCATCTCCAGCGCCAGATCCCCCACGATCAACTGATTCGGGTACGCCCTCTGGCGCGCCGCCTGCTGCGCCTCCGCCAGCGCCGTGGAATACGTGCGGAACAGCCCGTCCATATTCGCCTGATTGATTACCATTTCGTTTTGTCCTTTCCTTAGAAACCGCTCCGCACCCAGACGCCGTCAGCGTCCACGTCGACCACCGTGCCCGCCGTGTTCGTCACCGAACCCGCAGGCGCCGTCGTGCTCACCGTATAAGCCGAGTTCGTCCCGGCCACATACGCCACCTTCCCGATGTCCGCCGCCGTGTTGGTCTCGCCCGGCGCCGCGTCCCAACGGAACACGCCGCGCCGCAGCACCACCGACTCGCCCGCCGCCGCGCGCAACTCAGAGCGCCCGACGATCCGCAGGCCCTTGCCCGTCGTGGCCGCGTACGCCTGGCCGTTCGTCCAGATCCCGCACAGCCAGCCCGCGCCGATGGTCTCGCCCGCAGCCACCGCCACGGTCTCGCCCGTGCGCGCCGGGGTGTTGCGATCCACCGCCAGCGCCGCAGCCGCAACCGCCAGCACCGCAAACGCCGCAAACACTTTGTTCTTCATCATGGTTACTTGTCTCCTTTCTTGCCGAACACCACCTCGGGGTCCATGCCGCAGTTCAGCGCGATCTCGCGCTGCGCGTCCGTCGGACCCTGCGCGAACGGCTGGTCGGCAACATGCTCCGGCGTGCGCGCCGAAAGCGGCACCGTCACCGGCGTCTTCTCCACGATCCCGTTAAGCGTCTCCATCGGCAGCGCGTACGCCTGATCCGCCGAAAGCGGCACCGCTTTTCCCTCCATGCGCGCGCGCTCCAGCACCGCGTCCACGTCGCGCCGGTGCGCCGCCTCGCCCAGGCTCTTCACCTGCGCCGCCAGCGGCGCAACCGCCGCGTTCACGCTCTCGGCAATCTGTGCCGCCAGCGGCGCGGTCTGCGCTTCCGGTTTCGGCTCCGCCGCCAGCGGTGCCGGTGCCGGATCGGCCTTCTGCGCCAGGCGCTTATCCAGCGCCGCTTTGATCTCGTCATCCGTCGCCGTGTCCGCGAGACCCAGCGCCGTGATGAGAAGTTTCTTCCAGTCCATTGTTACTCCTTTTTGTTGTTGCACCTTGCCCGCATCCGCCGAAAGCGGCACGTCCAGAAAGTGCTTGTCCGTCGCACCCGCCCTCGTCAGCGCGACGCTCTTGACCGCGATCACCTCGCCGTTTTTATCCACCACGGGGTTCGCGCTCACGTCCGCGAACGTGTGCGCCGCCGCCCAGCCGTCCGGCTCCGCCGCCCAGAGGATCATCTCCATCCACACGCCGTCATCCGGTATCACTTCGACCATGCCGTACCCCGCGATCACGCGCGGCTCGCTGGATGCCTGATACGCCGCCGTCCCCGGCTGCGTGTTGTGCTCGTAATCCAGCGGAGCCAGCCTGAACGCATACGTCGGGCGCGACATCTCATCCACAAGCACCTGTCCTACATGGATATGCCTCCCGTTGTAATTCGGGTTCAGCCCCCAATCCAAAACCTTGAAGCGCTTGCGCCTCTCCGGTCCGGCGGGCACCATCCCGATCTTCTGTTGCGGTTTCCCATTCATGTGCCCGCATCATAAAAAAAGGGCGGCCCCGCCGCACTCGTGCCTGCGCACTGTGCGACGGGGCCGCCCCCTCTCGTACCCCCGCACCTCCGTGTGCGGGGTCAGGTCCTGTAAGCGGTCACCGCGTCATTCCACCGCCGCTTCGATCACCCCCTCCATTGCCCGGCGGATCTCCACCTCCGCCGTCAGCTCCAGCGCGCCCTTGCTGTCCACCGGGATGAACGGGCGCGCGGACATCTTCTTAGTTCCCAGTTGGTGGAAAATCGAGTAGGGCGCGTCCGTGCCCACCGTCGCCTCGCGAGACGTCACATCACCTAACGTAATGCTGTCGCGCAGCTTGCCGGTATCATAGAGCAGCTTGCCGTGCCCCTTGCGCTTCACCGTGGACGCCGCCAGCGGCGCCCACGGCTCCGGGCGCCGCGCGGGCTCCGGCCAGCTCAGCCGCGCCGCCCGCGCCAGCACCGTGCCGCCCGCCTTCAGCGCCTTCTTCATCGTCGCGTCGCTCGCCAGCTTGATCAGCCCCGGCGAAATCAAGTCGCGCACATTGATCTCAATCATGCCCATCGAGTTCCCTCCGTGCGCTCACGGCACACCGTGAGTTCTGAGTACCGAAGGAATCTCGCGCGGCTCCTTCGGGTCGCCCTTCACCCGCAGCTTCAGCGCCTCATCCAGCGACCACGCCGCATCCGGCTCCGGCCCGTCGCGGAACACGTACGCCTCCAGCGCGTCACGGCGCGCCCGCACCGTCGCCAGAAACCGCGTGTCCTTCGCCGGGTCATCCGTGGCCCACGGCGGCAGCCACATCGTCAAAATCCCCGCCTCCAACAAAGCCTCAAACTGAGTCATGCCGCACCTCCCATCTCACCTCCAACCGTCCCGCACGCTCAGACGCATGCAGGAAATCCACCCACGCCTGATAGGTTTTCTCGTTCCACTTCCGCTTCATGAACCGCTCCAGCTTCTGGCCGAACCTGGCCGACCTGTCCAGCACCCGGTAGGCGATCCTCCACACCCGAGTATTCACGCCCGCCAGCCCGCCCAGTTGCCACGCGATCACCAGATCATCGGGCGATGGAAACACCGTCCCGCCGGGGTGCCCGTGCTCATAGGAAACCCGCACGCCCTGCGCCGCCAGCGCCCACGCATCCGGCGGCACACCCACCGAATCCTTGCCGCCCAGCGCGGACGCCACCTTCGCCCCCGTGTCCTCGCGCCGCAGAAAAGCCGCCTCGCGCCCGTCGCGCACCGCAACCCGCGCCGCCTCCGCGCCGTCCTTCCTTGCGAACTCCTGATAAAACCAGTCCCACGCCGTCACCGTGCGCGCCTGCTCCTCGCCGCGCTCCTCCGCCGAGCCGCCCAGCCCTGCTGCGCGCTCGCTCACCTCCATCGCCCGCATCGCGTCGCACATCGCCGGCCACTCGTCGCCGTAGGAATCCGCCAGCTCGTCCGGGTCACGGTTGATGTCCGTGGGGTCGAACCTGTAATTCTCCGCCGGTTGCTGCGGCAGTTTTTCTGGATCGGCAATCCCCGCCTCCTGAGCCTCCGCCTCCGTGAGCGGCACCGCCGTGCAGCGGCAGCCGAAATCCCACGGCGGATAATGCGTCCGCCAGAACGGATCGTCGATCCGCGCCACCGTCCCGTTGAGCGCCATGTGAGAGGGGCGCGTCCGCTCGTCGCCGTCCGCCACATACTTGAGGTAGGGGAACACATCCGCCTGCGCCTGCATCTCGCGCCACCGCGCCGCCGCGTACGCCTGCCGTCCCGCCACATTCACGATCAGCCGCGCCCGTGCTTTTTCTCGTGGCCCGGCACCTCCGTGTGCCGGGTCTGCCAGCAGCCCCGCAACCTCGCGCCGCGCCTGCTTCCAGTCCGCCCCGGCGGGCAGATCCTCCAGCGCATCGAGGATCCTCCGCAACGTACCCAGATCCTCGCTCGCCGCCGTGGTGAAAGCGCGTATCCTGATCTCACGCGGCAGCCGCCCGAAGTCCTCCGGCCTCACCGCCGCCTTCGCCCTGATAAAATCCACCGCCTTCCTGTTCGCCCGTATCGTCAGCATCCCACCCTCCTTATCGTACGCCGGTACCTCCGTGTACCGACCTGTGTGCGGGCCCCTCACTTCTCCTGCCGTTTCCACCCGCCCAGTCCGTTCGCCTTATAGTACCGTTCCCGGTTGCCCCTGCCAACCTCCCAGTACCCGTCATCCTCCGTCACCTCCGCCAGATGCCGGTGCCACGAATCCATGTCGATCATGTACACTCCCGGCGAGACATGCGCCACGTCTATGAACCCCGCGCGCCACAGCCGCAGCAGCGTATCGTAGCGCCTCGACCGGTCTGCGTCGCGGAAGCCCATCTGCGCCGCCACCGCCGCCGTAAGCCTCACCCACCGCCCCGCGATAGGGACCGGCGACCAGCCACCCTCCGTTTTCGCCCAGCGGCACATGACCATATCGGGCGCGGTGTCGCCGGAGCGCGGGCGCCAGATCCGCGCGCCCGGCGCGACCGGCACCATGTCCGACCGCGCCGCCTCGCGCAACCGCTCCGCCGCGCCCGTTCCCGCCGCTGCCTCCGGCATGTCCGCAAAAAGCTGTCTCTGTGTCAGTGCCATACCGGCCCCTCCTTATCGTGCGCCGGTACCTCCGTGTACCGGCTTCCTCTTCCGCGCCTGCATTGTGAAAAACACCTGCCAGATTTGCCGCGCGTTCGCGTCTGCGTAACTCGTCCTGTGAATCCTCGCGAACAGCGTCCCCGCGTACGCCCGCGCCCCCGCCTCGCCGCCGAAGCGCCCGTTCACCAGCGGATCGGCCAGTAGCCGCTCCAGCTTCCAACGCGCCCTGCGCTCGCGGTCCGCCTCAGCCGGATCGGCGCGCCTCGCCGCGCCCGCCAGCTCGGCGAACCGTGCCATCGCCGCCGCGTAATCGCCCTGCGTCACCGCGCGGAAAGAATCCTCCCGCACCGCGTCCCAAAGCTGCGCCTTGCGCCACGCATCAAACGTCTCGCCGTCCGTCAGTCCCAGCTCATCCTGCCGGTCATACGCCCGGCGCGCCGCCAGTATCAACCGCCTCACCTGCGCCGCATCGATCACCCGCGCGCCCTGTCCCATAATCGCTCTGTCAGTCCTATCCATCGCCTCTCTCCTCAGGTCCTGTGCGCGGTGTTTACACCGCGTCCCCTCTCTCGTGGCCCCGCACCTCCGTGTGCGGGGCGGCGGGTCTACGCCGCCCCGCCCCTTATCGTACGTCGGTACCTCCGTGTACCGGTTACTCCTCCAGTTCCCTCTTCGGCTCGGCGAAAAAGACCTCGTCCTGTTCCACCCGCAGCCCTACCGCCGCCAGATCCGCCGCCATACGGTCAGCGTCCTCCGGCCCGGCCTCGCGCGCCTGCGCAACCGACGCCAGCACCGCAGCCTTATCAAGGTCACGGCGGACGCGCATCCACTGCCCGCCCATCCGCGCGTCGATTGCCGCCAGCGTGTGCTCCACCTTCACGCCGGGCACCTGCAACACGCGCGGCGGGCACGTCCGGAAGCCCAGCGTACCGTGCAGCAACTCAATGCTGCGCTTGTCACCGAACACGTCAGGGTTAAGCGTCGCATACGCCTGAAGGTCGGCAAACAAGGCCTCCGCAGGCTCCTTGCGAGCGGCCAGCCTGTCCTCGTATTTTTTACGAACCGCCGCGATCTCCAGCTCCATCTGCGCCGTGAGCCTGTCCAGCTCAATCACCAGCGTCGCGTACTCACCGAACACGCCTTCAAGATCGTCTCGCGTCTTGATCGTCGTGCGCGGCGTCTTTTTTCTAGTTGCCATCTTAGCCATTGTCTTTCTCCTCTCTTTGGTTCTGTGGGCGGTGTTCACACCGCCTTCCTCTCGTGCCCCCGCACCTCCGTGTGCGGGGTTCTCACATCGGCGGGCGGTTATCGCGCACCTCGCGCGTCGCCTCCGAAATCGCATCCGCGCCGAACCCGTTGCCCGCGCGCTCCAGCTCGCGGCACACGTCGCGCAGAAACGCATAGCACCCGTTGCGCTCGGCCACCGGCCGCAGCACCCGCGCCGCCGCCGCAGCCTCGCCCTTCGAGATGCGCCCCTTGAACCGCTCCAGCAGGTAGCGCTCAACGTCACCGTCCAGCAGCTCCAGCAGCACAAACGCCCCGAGCCGGTTCGTGTACAGTTGCGACGCCTCCGCGAACGCGCCCTTGTTGAGCTTCGTCCACATCGGCGGCGTCGCCGTCAGCACAAACTCGCCCGGCGTCATGTTCACGAGGCTCTTGATCGTGTTCAAAATACGCGGCCCCACATGGTGCGCCTCATCGATCACCAGGCACCGGCGGAAACCCCGCAGTGCCCGCACCGCCTCCTTCATCCGCGCCGCGCCCGAGACCGGCGCGTCATTGATCCCCAGCGCCGCCAGCAGATCCTCCAGCATATTCGACGGGCTGTCGCCCCACAGCTCGTGCGCCTCGATCCTCACGATCCGCTGCCCGTACTTCCGCGCCAGCGCCATCACCGTCGTCGTCTTGCCGATCCCCGGCGCGCCGATCACAAACACCACGCGCCCCGTCGATACGCCCGGACGGAACGCCGAAAGCACCGCGTCCGTCACCGCCTCATAAGTCGGCAGCGCGTAGACCGGCTCCTTGCCCCCCTCATTCTCCAGCCGTTCGCGCGCCGCGCGGTAGCGCTCCAGCCACTCCGCCGCGTCCGCCTCCTCCATCTGCCCGTCGAGGATCCGCGCAAACGTGCGCTTGCTCCCGAGGTCCCAGTCGCGCACCGCCTTATTCAGGCTCGTGCGCGTCGCCGCCATCATGTCCCGCAGCCATTGCGCGTGCTCGCGCAGTTCCGTCACCGCATCTTTTCCGCTCATGCTTCTCTCCTCTCTTTAGGTTCTGTGGGCGGTGTTTACACCGCCGCTCCTTCTCGTGCCCCGGCACCTCCGTGTGCCGGCTCAAAAATCACCCTGTCAATCAGGGAACTCGCGCAGCAGCCATCCTGCTTTGCGCTTGTCGAAAAACGCCACCTCGGCGTCCGCGCGCTCATCCGCCAGATCCATGATCCACTCCGCGCGGCACTCCCGTGCGCCCTCGAATAGCGCGACAGCAGGTCGGCACTCATCAATGATTCTCGTCGCCTCATAAAATAAGCCGCTCCTTTCTCCTTTTAACCCTTCCCGTTTCCCCGCCACGCTCAGGTCCTGACAGGGGAACCCGAACGTAATCACATCGCACTCCGGCAGGTTGTGCCGCCCCGCCGTCCTCACGTCGTCAAGGTGGACCGCATCCGGCCACCGCTCCGCCAGCAGGCGTTGGCAGTTGGCGTCGATTTCAACCGTCGCCACCGTGCGGAACCCCGCACGCTCAAAGCCAAGATCAAACCCGCCGATCCCCGCAAAAAGTGAAACAAGCCTCATTCCCGCCCTCCTAACTCACCATCCCGCAGATCCGCGCCTCGATACCGGCGCGCTCCTCATCCGTCAGCCGCCTCCGCCTGCGCCCATCTCGTGCGCCGGCACCTCCGTGTGCCGGTCCGTGTGCGGGTTCCGCCGCTGGTACCTCAATCGCTCCGCGCCCATCATACGCCCGCACCACCGACCGCACCGCCGCCATCCCCTTGCGCTTCTCCGCCCGGCCCGCGCCCCTGAAGTCCGCGATCCCCGCCGCCGCCGTGAACTCCGGCGCGGCGCTCACGCACGGCGCCTCCGCGTCGATCACCGTCCCCGCCGCGATCCCGCGCCACGGACGCGCCAGCGACAAATGCGCGCCCTGCTCCGCGCGGTGCGGATCGAACCGCACCATCGCCGGAGCCCCGTTCCAACGCCACCCGTCCGCCGTCGCAAAGTAATACGCATGTCGCAGCCCCTCCATGCGCGTCTCCGCCGTCACGCTCACCATCCCGTCCCGGCGCATCTTCCTGATCGCCCGCACCGGCAACGCGTGCGGCCACAGCCCGCCCACCAGCGGGATGCCGCCCGCCGCCGCACCCGCGTACAGCTCCGCAGGCACCCACCGCCCATACGTCCGGCTGTTCAGCGCCCGGTGATTGAGCGTCTCCACCGACCGATCCAGCGCCGCCAGAAACTCATCCAACTGCGGGAAAAACTCGCGCGGGTCATGCGCCCCCGATTGCACGCTCATCCACTGCGCCGCCTCCTTCCGCATCTCCCCCCGGTACCGCCCGATCTGGCTGCAACGCTCCGGCAACTGCACCGCCATCTCCGTCCACAACCTGTTGAAAAATCCCTCCACCAGTTTCTGGTTCGGGCGGCCCTTCGCATCGATCACCGCCACGCCCGCCGCCGTCAAAAAGTCCAGCGTATGCGCCGCCTGCCAGCTCCCGCCCTCCATCACGCACGCCCTCGGCGCGTACCCCGCCCGCCGCCACACCTCCAGCAGCGTCCCCGCCACGTCGCACGCCCGGTACCCGTCGCTCGCCCGCAGCACATACCCGTACCCGACCACCATGTCCGTCGCGCAATCAATCCCCAAGAGCAACTGAAACCGAGCCGCCCGCCATCCCCAGCGGTCCGCGCATTTGTCCCCGCGCACCGGCCACGGCACCGCCACCGGCACGTTGGGGCTCGCGTCATCCCACACCTGCCGCTCGCCCGGTTGCAGCAGCCGCCCCGTCTCCTCGTCCCGCCGCAGCCACCCCGGCATGTAGATTCCGTCAGAAACTCCCGTCCGCGCGTCCCTGTACACATTCACCGCCGTCCCTCGAAGCGCGCCCACCGCGTCCCGCACGTCAGCGGGAACGTACCCCGTCAGCCCCTGCGCCAGCGGGCGCAGCGCGTCCCGCGTCTCATCCCGCAGCGGCGAATCAGGATCGGCCACCGCATGCGCCACCGCCGCCCGCACACTCCCCGCGCCGCGCCCCGCGTTCGCCCTCAGATACCGCCGGGCAATCGCCGCCTCCTCCTCGCCGTCCAGCTCCACCCCGCGCGGCCTCCCCGCGCGCGGCGCATCCCCCAGCGCCTCCAGCCCCGCCTCATCAATCCGCCGCGACCAATCCAGAAACTGCGCCGGTGACACCCCGGCATCAAAACACGCGTCGCCTACCGGCACCCCTGCCGACACCGCAGCCTGCACCGCCCGCACCGCCACCAGCCTTTTCTTTGTCACGGCATCCATCCTCTCGCCCTCTCTCAGGTCCTGTGGGCGGCGTTCACGCCGCCGTTTCTCCCCGCCCCTCCGCAGCGCGGCGCGTCCTTGAGCGCCTCCAGCACCGCCGCGTCAATCCGCCGCGACCATCTCCGGAACTGCGCCACGGAAATCCCGGCGTCAAAACACGCGTCCCCAAGAGACTCCCCCGCAGACACCAGCGCCTGCACCGTCCGCACCGCCACCAGCCTCTTCTTCGCCACACGGCTCATAGCGCCCTCCCTCAGCTCTTCAGCCCCTTCGCCAGCGCCTCGGCCATCTCCTGCGTCCACCTCGCCTTGATCGCCTCCGCCACAAACACCGTCCCCAGGCTCAGCGCCATCATGTGAAGCGCCACCGCAAGCTGGTGCTCCACTTTCTTCCGGGATACGGTCACCCTCGTCCAGTCCGCCTCCCCCCAGTGCTCCAGCGCGTTGATCAGGCTCGTGCTCGCCCGCTCCGCCAGCGCCGCGTAGTCCGTCTCCGCCTTGCCCCGCCCCGCCGTCGCGCCGTGCCCCTTCGCCGCAGGCAGCCACCGCCGCAGCGACATCCCCTCAAGCACCCGCCGGTACGCCTCGTCCACCGCCGCCCGCTCCTCGTCCGTCGCCTCCGCCAGCTCCCGCCTGTGCAGGCGGTCCACCCGCACCGTCTTGTTCTCCAGCCGACACCGCAGCAGCTCCACCCCCGCCAAAACATCCTTGTTGCTCACCCCCAGCCGCGCGCTGATAGCCGCCGCCGAAAAGCTACTGTCATTGACAGCAGCTTTATTCCCGCGCCCGCCCTGCCTGCCCCGCGCCGCCGGATCCTCGTTCGCCGCCGCCGCCGCCAGCACCTCGTTCGCGTTCCGCTCCAGGTACTTCATCACCCGCAGCCCCGTCCCGAAGCGCGACCGGTCCATGTTCGATATGAACACCTCGTCGTCGATATCCTCATACCGCATCGGGCGCACCTCGCACGGCACCTCCTCTATGCCCGCCGCCAGCGCCCCCGCCAGCCGCGTGCAGCCGTCGATCACCCAGTATCCGCCGCCCTCCTCCTTCGGCGTCACCAGCAGCGACCGCTTCACGCCCGCCTTCGCGATGCTCGCCGCGATCGCCGCCGCGTCGCGCCGCCGCTCCTCGCTGTCCGGCCAGAAGTTCAACGCCCGCTCATGCGGCTCCAGATCCGCCACCCTGATCATCATCATGCCCGTCGTCACCTTATCCTGTTTCATTCCGCTCTCTCCTCGTTTACAAACTCACACATCTCGTCACCGTAAATCCCGCGCCGCCAGTTCTCCTTATACAGCGCGGCGGTCCTGTGCGCGGCGTTCACGCCGCGTCCCTCTCGTACGCCGGCACCTCCGTGTGCCGGCCCGTGTGCGGGCCTGCACCCCCGCACACACGCCACCGTCAGCGCCCCCGCGCAGACCGCCGCCAGCGCCGCGCCCGCTATCGCCACCGCCAGCGCCTCCGCGCCGCGCTCCCGGTCCTGTGCGCGGCGTTCACGCCGCGTATCCAGCATCTCGTTTGCCGCGTTCATTCCACGCCCTCCCGCTCCAGCCGCTCGACATCCGCGTCCGTGATCACGCCCCGCAGCTTCAGCCCGCGCAGCACCTCCGCAAACTCCGTGCGCCCGCGCTGCTCAGGCCAGCGCCACTTGCCGCGCAGCAGACATTCGACAATCGCGAGCGCCACCGCCGCCGTCTGCACCGCCTCCTCGTACAGCCTTGCCCTGATGTCGTCCCTGCCGCCGCCGTTCGCCTGCCACCACCGCAGGTCGTTCGCCTCCTTGGCCGTCTCGCCGACCTCCTCAATCAAGATCGACAGGTAGGTCTGCGGGTCGTGGTTCTGTTCTCCCCACCCCTCGTCCTGTCTCGCGCGTTCCCGCAGCACGTCCCTTAAGGCTCGTTCCTGTGTCGTCATATTCACCTCTCTCGTTTGTGTTTCAAAACCGCTCATTGCGCCATCCTCCTCGCGCACCAGCGCCGCGTACCGCTCCCGCAGGCTCCGGCTCTCGCGCCGCCCGGTGAGCACCATCCAGAGATGCTCACGCCTCACGCCGAGTTGCTCAGCGTGCCGCGTGATTCCCCGGTACCGTTTTTTGGCTTTCGTTTTCACTCTCACTTTGCCCTTGCGCCTGCCGCGCCCTTCTGCCACACTAGACCCCGAACTCGGCCTTGACCGCCTCGACGATCTGCCGCGCCCTAGGCCCGCGCAGCCGCCCCCGCATCGCGTACCACGCCGTGCTCGGCGCGAAGCCCCGCGAGCGGAGAAAGGCCGTGAGGGTGCCACCGCTTTTGATAGCAGCGATACGCGCCGCCGTGATGTCCACCACAGGGGTGGTTTTTTTTATGTCAGTCCTGTGAATTGCTTTCATGACATGAATAATACATCCTTAGTGAATCACTTGCAACCGGAAAGTTCATAATGTATTTTGGGGTCACAACTGACTGGCTTCTCACCGGACGCGAAGGCGTGTCCACCCGTCTGGAGTACGGAATGCGCGAGATGCTCTTCGAGGCCAGGGGCGCGACCGGCCTGGCCGTCCCCGGGCTGGCCGCGAAGATGGGCGTGGACAAGCGGGAGGTGGAGAAGATCATGAACGAAGGCGGCAACCCCAGCGGCGCGCTGGAGGCGGCCTTTGAGAAACACCTCCAGCCCGCCATCGACGCCGCCCGCTCCTCCGCCCCTGAATGCCCCGGATGCGCCGCCCTCAAGTCAGAGGTGGATTTCCTGCGCGCCCGCCTCACCGAAGCCCTGTCCAAGATCCCCACCCCGCCCGGGAACTGATACACCTCAAAGGAGAAAAACCATGCGTTATCTGCTAGCCGTGTTCGTGTGCCTGTCCCTCGCCGCCCACGCTCAGTTGGATAGGATCGGCGGTTACATGGGAAAAACAAGCCCCAGCATCAAAGACGATGTCCGGCGCACCTCGACAAACCCTTTCAAAGCCCGCGTATCGCGCGACGTTTTCATCCGCGACATCCTGCCCGAAGTCAAGGGAAGTTACGGTATTACGGAGGACGGTCGCGTCATCCAGACCGCCCGATATGCCCTAGACGCTTACGGTCAATGGAGGTTGGCCCCCATCACCACCGGCATGCATGAAATCCGGATCAAGCAGCGTTTCAAGGATGGGCTATATTTGGCATACGGCAGCAAGTACCTGCACAACGGAAACGCCATCGCCGTCGAGCTACCAGGTCCCGCCGTGGCGGACGGTTCCACGATACACCGGAAGTTAAACCCGTCCGGGCGCATACATCGTTACCTGACGGTCACGGGAGCGGAATCAAACATACCGATCTACGTTGCGGACCCAATACCCACCGCCGCCACCGAAGACGACCTCACGCGGGCGTTCGATGCAGGCCAAGCATTTGAAATCATCCGCCCCGCAGATTTCCCATGCGTTAAATGCAAGGGGTCTAAACGCGAGAAATACAAGCATGGAACATTCATGTTGACACGCCCGTGTTCAGCCTGCAACGGCACCGGAAAAACAAAGGCGGACGCCCTCTGGTCGGTTTCCCAATAGCCCCCTAAATATAAAAAACCGGAGCGTTTCCGCCTCCGGCTTCTGCCCCCCCCCGGCAATCGGTCAATGCAAGGTGCTATTCTCGGCCCGCTCCGTGTGCGTCGTTACTGAGACCCTTATCAAGACTTTTCAATATACCCTTTTCCGATAGGCAGGGTCTCGCCGCTCCCAGAAACGCCTAAACCCCCGTTTTTCAAGGGGTTTCAAGGACGGTCAAGGTTCATCCACCCTTATCAAGACTTTCCTCGTGGTTCAGCCTTTGCCCGCGCCTGGACGTACCACGAAAGCGCAAGGACAAACGAAGGGGCGGGGTTCGTTTCGCTGCTCGAATACGAACCCCCGAAAACAAATGCAGCGCCGCCGACCGAATCCGACGATGGCGAAGAAGATGCCGGATGTCCCGCCCAGTTCGAGGCTGTCGCGGCGATCCTGAAACAGACCCAGCCCTTCGAGCGCGGACTGACAGCCGCCGTGCTCGTGCGCAACAACAAGACCGGCCGTGCGTGTGTGGATGCGCTCCGACGCCTGCTGCCGGATGTGCCGTGCGTGCATGAAGGCAAAGGCGGCATCACCGACAATCCGGTCGTGACCCTGCTGCTGGCACTGGTCCATTACGCCACGCACCCCGGCGACACGGTCGCCCTGCGCCATCTCCAGATGAGTCCGTTGGGAAGCGCCTGCGCAGACATCGGATACAACGCGCTGCCGGTGGTCTTATTGCGATCGCTTCAGATGCGCGGGTTCGCCGCCACGCTACGTGAATGGGGCGAAAAGCTGGGCGACTTGGACTCCTTCAGTCAGCGACGCCTGAGTGAGTTTTTGGCGGCCGCCGAAAGTTTCGATGCGCTGGGCGTGTGCGACCCCGACCGCTTCACGGATCATATCGAATCCTATGAGACCCGATCCGACGCCGCCGCAGGTTCGGTACGCGTGATGACCGTCCATCAGGCCAAGGGGCTGGGATTCGATCTGGTCGTGATCCCCTTCGAGGCCCGGCGCGACAGCTTTGAAAAACCGAAAACGCCGCAACTTCTGGCGGGCGACGACTGGGTGCTCAACCCGCCGAACCGTCAAGTGCTGGACGCCGCAGGCGGCGCACCGGTGGACGCCTACGACGCCGCGCGCGCCGACGCAAACTTCGCCCAGCTCTGTGTACTCTACGTGGCCATGACCCGCGCCCAGCGGGCGATGTACTTGGTTGTGCCGAAGAGGGCGAAAAACCCGACCACCGCCAGCGAGGTCGATTTGCTGCGCGAGCGCTTGCAGTCCGACGTTCCTCCGGATGTGGGGCCAGGCGGATTCACGCAGCTCTACACTCACGGCGACCCTGATTGGTTCCAGCAACACCAAGCACCGACAGCCGACGCGCCGGAGAGTCCAGCCGCACCGCTCCGTATTGGGTTTACGACCGACATCATTTTGCGCGAACCTTCAAAAGAACACCTCGATGGTCACACCTTCCCGGCCCAGTGGTTGTTCAATGCTGAGGCTGGCGACGTACGCGCCTTCGGCTCCGCCATCCACCGCCTTTTCCAAAAGATCGCGTGGCTTGAAGAGACCGACATCGAGCGCGTCATCACCGAGTGGCGGCAAGAGTCCGCAGAGTCCGCAATTTTGCTGGGTGATGTCGAACGCCAGTTCAGAGCGTGCCTGCAAAACAGCGAGGTACAAAAAGCGCTCTCGAGACCTACCGCAGGAAGAGCGGAAGTTTGGATCGAAGCTCCGTTCAACCTGCTGGTTAACATCGACGGGCAAAAGCAACTCATGAGCGGACGCTTCGACCGCCTCGTGATTGAGAGAGACGCGGCGGGATGCCCCGTACACGCGACGATCATCGACTTCAAGAGTAACCGCATCGCCACGGAACAGCAGATTCAAGAAACCGCCCGCGGCTACGCTGGCCAGATGTGCGACTACGCCCGCGCCGCCGCGCAACTTCTCGGCCTGTCTCCCGAGCACGTCACCCCTACCCTGCTCTTC